TCCGAAGATTCACTAGAGCTCGTCTCCAGATCACAAGATTGTAGTTTGTCACCCAAAAATGTCCAAGAATCAGGCTCCCATGTGCTCATTACTATTAAGAGCATTTTTTAACATCTGTTCTGCCGGACTCTGGGGTTCCCAGCTGTGCCAACGGTCATAGGCTTCATTCATCTGGATAAATTTGGGGTCACTCCCCGAGTACCTAACAAAGGTCGGGCATTCGTCTTCTGCAACTTCTTCAATTTCGTCTTCATCCTCCGATTCCTCATCGTCGTACACCTCTGGGAAAATGGAGCCAATCGTCTGGCCAACTGTATTCATAGCACAGTATTTGGATGCATATTCCATGTCTTCTGGAAGAATTACATCTCTTCCACAAGCCTTACAATATTCAGCGGCCAAAATCATACTTTTCTCCATAACAGGCATCATGATGTCAATCATCGTGTTCATGTAGTTGGTTGCTTGGGTATCCCCCGCGTCACCGAATCCAGTTTGCATGTTCATATTTAGTGTTTAGTATCAAAAAGAGTTTGTGCAATTCCCTCGTGTACTCTAAGAACGTTATAGCTCTCGGCGTAGACACGAAATTGTCTGCTAAAATCGGGGCACGATGTCAGACTTAGGTTTACAATTTGCTCTTTTACGAGACTGAAATTTACCTGCCCCGTTGGATACCATTCTTCTGGCTGAAGTGCGAAACTGTAGGAATAGAATCGCCTGATAAGTTGGGTCTTCGAATGGTGAATAGCAGCCTGGATAGCCTTTAGGAAAATCACATTCCCGGTGTCCTTAGTAATGATGTCCTGACCATCCAAACTGAGTGTCAGGTAATCCAAGTTTTCATACAGTATATACTTACCATCCTGTGAAACAGAGGTGTTGTCATAGTCGAAAGGTGTCACAAAATTACCAGCACTCACACCATCACCCCTGGTGCCCCGACGTTGGATCACAAAATACAACTCCTTCACCGGATTTACAAAATCCAACTTGAACCTACTCGTATTTACACCCACCCCAATCTCAAATATATCTTGTTGAATTTGGGTGATGAGATAGTCCCTCCTCGTTCCCTGAATTTTAAACCTTTCTACACAATCCAGGTGAACAACCTCTGCACATAATTGAAATTCTAGGATTTTAACGTCCTCCTGTAAAGTTTGATAGTTCCCAGTACCCCCCCTTACCACCAAATCTTGGACATTCCTCAATTTGAATTCCACCTCAACCTCCTGTTTGGTGATTGCACACAGGGGTACAGCAAGTTCTGGGTGTTTGTAAAAGTAAAAGGGTATGTCGATGAAAAAGTCCTCAACTTTGCTACCAAGTCCATTATGGGTGATGATCCCCGGATTGGATACGGCGACTGAAGAAGTCCTTAGTGGGTATTTACCAATCAATTGTTCCAATGCGTCCTGCTTCGTTTGGGTGACGTAGTGCTCCGAATAAATTTGAAGATAATCACTCGTGAGACGTTGAACAATTTTCCCACCTATGATGAGGTCTACATACTCAATGAGAGCGTGACCGACAGATTCGATGTATCTCATAATGTTGTCGAGGTTTGGGAGTTTACATTTCAAACTCACAGTCTTCAACAGGTCACCTTGGTTTTGAGAAATTTTGAACCTCACAGTCTTACCAAAATCAACCTGATTCTCTGGATCTAAATCCACGTACTGTTGGGAAAAGTTTGAATGCTTCTTGAAACTTTCCAAAAAATGACTGTAGTCTGGATTGTCTGTGAAGAACTGCTCTTGGGGTCCAGAAGCCAAAAGTTGGACACGACCAGCCATTACTACTATATCTACCTAAAATTTTAATCCAGCTAAACCACTTTCAAACCTCAGAACATTGTAATTAACTGCATATATACGGGTATTATTGTCATCTATAGTATTTATGGGATCTATTTCCATTGTCAACATCTTGTGGGTAATACGACTCATGTTGACCTGCCCAGTTGGATAGTGTACCTCCGGTTTAAGTGAAAATGAATACATTCCAAATGAAGCTGGTCCAAAGTGGTACACACTGTTACTAAAGGGGGAACTCAGGGCAATTATATCTATCTGTGGGGAGTTAAGGTGATGCTTTAGGGGTTGCTCATAACCCAAAAACTTTGTATTCCTATTGAAAACTGTTTCATTGTTGAATTGAAGTTTCACATTTGTTATGGTGTTGTATTCATTTGGGTAATTATTTTGAACAGATTCTTCCGATTGTGAAACAAAGTATAATTCCTTGACTGGGTGTTGAAAGTTTAACATCACAGACTTTTTATTATCCCCAAGTTTCATTTTAAATTGAGATAACTGAAGTTGGGTAATAACATAATCAATTGGTCTCGACATGAGAAATCCTCGCTCCTCCTCAGATAGATACACATAATCAGTGTCTATAGACATCTTCGTAATCTGTCCCGATATGTCATCGTCGTATGATGGTCCGTACAATCCCTTACCACCGTAAATCATTTCCCCAATCGGCCGTATTTTGATTCTCACCTCAACAATCTGTTTAGTTAGAGCACACGCAGGTATAGCCAGGGTTGGATTTCTGTAAAAGTAAAATGGGAGATCCAAAAAGTAGGTGTACCCCCCTTGGTAACTCAATATGTTTCCATGACCATTTAGAAAATATAGAGTCTGAGCGATATCATCACTGGTATTATTGAGTTGTTGGTGTATGTATATATATTCACCCGTAAGTCTCTCAATTGGCTGACCCCCAATCAAGAGTTCCGCATATTCAATGAGATGTGTAATCACAGATGGACACCAAACTGTATCGTTGAGTCCGGGAATATCAGGAACTGGATCAGTCAGGTTTATCTTTAGGGTCATATTGCGAATGAGGTCCCCCTTATCCACGGGTATTCTACACTCCACAGTACTTCCAAATTGGATATCACCATCGAATTGATTTTCTAAAATGTCAATTGAAAACTTAGTGTGCCTCTTGAAATTCATCAGGAAGTATGAAAATTGTGGTTCACCTGTGAGCCATTGGTCCTGGACTCCGGTGGCGGCAAGCCTCAGTCGACCAGACATTCCTACTCTATATGAGTAAAATTTTGTGAAATAAAACGAGACACTACATTAGAATGAACCTTCAATTGAAGAAATTCAAACCTGAAAGTATAACTGACGATCGGGTTTGTGTGTTCATAGGTAAGCGGAATACAGGTAAATCAACCTTAGTAAAAGATATCATGTACCATAAAAAACACCTTCCAGCGGGGATTGTCCTCTCGGGGACGGAGGAGGGTAACCACTTTTACTCCGAATTCATTCCAGATCTCTTCGTGTACGGTGATTATGATAGAGATGCTATAGAGAGGGTCATGGCGAGGCAGAGAAAATTGGTGGGTGCTGGTAAACAAAACTGCGGAGCCTTCATGCTCCTAGATGACTGTATGTATGACTCCAAATTTCTAAAGGATACCTGTATCCGCCAGTGTTTTATGAATGGACGCCACTGGAAGATATTCTTCATGTTGACGATGCAGTACGTGATGGACCTCCCACCAGCACTTCGCGCCAATGTAGACTATGTCTTCATCCTCAGGGAAAACATCATTCAAAATAGAGAAAAGTTGTACAAGTCCTTCTTTGGTATCTTCCCCTCCTTTGATATGTTCTGTAAGGTTATGGACGCGTGCACAGAAAATTACGAGTGCCTCGTGTTAGACAATACCGTGAAATCTAACAGGATACAGGATTGTGTATTCTGGTATAAGGCAACACTCAGGAAGAACTTCAGGGTTGGAGGACCAGAGCTCTGGAGACTCCACAAGAAGATGTATAACCCCCGGCACCTTGAGCAGAAGGAAGAGGACGCCAAAAAGGCCACCAAGAAGACAGCCCTAACGATCACGAAGAGGAAATAATTGCGTTTTCATTTTTCTCAAAAAACATAGAGTATAGTTAAATGGCTTCTCCCCAAGTGAATACATTGAATTTGTCTGATAATGGCGATGGTATGGTACCCCTGAACACCAACCCAACTACAACATTCGTGAACAATCACCCTGAAAATAATATCCAGGGAAATAAAGAGACGATGGATTCTACACCAATCAACGACATCATGATGGAACCCCCAATGATGACCGACGAACCCCGAATGCAGGGTATGATGCCCCAAATGACAGCCCCCCAACCACAGGGAAGCTATGCTCCACCCGCAGAGACCAAGGTGGAAAGCAAGAATCCCCTCAACCTCACTGATGATCAAATGACCGCCGCCATCGTCGCGGCATGCACCGCCCTCGCTATTAGCAAACCAGTCCAAGATAAGTTGGCGACCTCTATCCCCAAGTTCCTTAACGAACAGGGGGGTAGAAGTATGGTTGGTCTCGCCTCCACTGGTGTGGTGGCGGCCGTCGTTTTTTACTTTGTGAAGGACTACATAGTTAAGCCTTAACGTTCCCATCCCAGGTTACTGTAGATGGAATTATCAATACCCGCAAAATATGTTATAAGAGCGCCACCGGCGAAAGTCGACATCAACAAGAAGGTTAAAATCTGCTTCTTTTTCCTGTCATCTTGGGTAGATTCCACAGCCGACTTGGACTTGTCCCAAATCCGGTTAATGAAATACATGGCTATCATAGACAACATAGTCGTCGCGAAGAAGAAGATACGGTCAACCGCGAGGCGGGGAATCGTGTTCACGATGAGACGGAGAACATTTGGTATAACCATAGTTAACCAGATAAGGTTGAACCAGTATATATTAGTGAATGTTGGTACCAACATCACACCAAATATAGCCAACCAATATGCTATGACTGAAACTAAAACACTCACGGGTGTTTTCATTTAATGTATCCCAAGATTATTTATCCTGAATGTGCTGACCACAGAACTTTGTCTTCTCTGGTATCTTTTCGTATATACCCAACTCCACACACATGTCCCTAAGTTCTGTGTAGTTTTTCCAAAATTCTGGGGAGTGGGAATATTCCTTGACCGTACAGTGAGCCAACTCATGGATGAGTACATGGAAAATCTCATTGGAATTTCCCTTGAGGCACACCACAATCTCACCACCCTTGTTTGTATTGTAGCCCACTGTATCCTTCATACGTGTATATCCTGTGACTGGGACATGACGCACCAACATGTGGAACTTTTCATTGTTGGTATCTTCAAGGTGCTCCCTGAGAATACGATACTTCTCCTTGACCTCCTTAAACTCCCGAGGTTCACTTGTCTTCTGGAGTATTAGAAGGTTGATGAGTATCAATGCAATAAACGCTATCATCTCTTATAAACAAAGATAAATTTACTATAGAACTCTGAGATTGGGTTTCCCTCCAAACCCTCCCAAAGTTCTAGTCTAAATCCCATCTCCTCTAAACTCGTGACAAGGCGATCTTTGTAGCATATAGGCTCCGGTTTTGGACCATCTGCATAGTATGGGGTATCCACCAAGTGTACAAACATCTTCTCACCATATTCTCCATACCCACCGCGTGTTAGAAAGTAGTTCCCATCCCCATCCCGGTAAGGTGTCCTAAACACAATCTTCTCAGAGTCTGGGATGATACCTATCAATTTTCCACCTGGTTTTATACGCTTCTTGATTTCCCGTAGAGAACTGAAGAAGAATTCCCTCGTCTTGTAGATGTAGTGTAAAGAAAAGTTGAAACACACCACATCGAACTTTCTATTCGGGCACTGGTGTATGTCACCCTCGTAGAAGTTCACCCGTAGGTGCATATTTTTCGCCCTAGATCTAGCCTCCACTAGGGCCGATGGCTCTGGGTCACACATGTTTATATTGACCCCACACTTATGCCATTTTTGAAGATCACCACCAAAACCACACCCAACATCCAGAATACACTGCCCCTTCTGAGCGACAGACTGTATCAGGGACCTCTTGGCATCATTGTGGTTCCGACGAATCTCTTCCATATTCAATTAACGGCTTAAAACTTTAATTTGAAATTAGAATATGAAACCGTTTATTAAATGGGTTGGTGGTAAAACTCAAATTATTGAAGACGTCTTAGGTTTATTTCCTTCAAATATTACAAACTATCATGAAGTCTTTGTGGGTGGTGGGAGTGTTCTGCTATCTGTACTTTCGAGGGGTCTCGTCCACGGTAAAGTATTTGCATACGATCTAAATGGGTCACTCATCGCATTGTACAAGAATATCCAATCCACCCCCACAGAGGTCCACACCCACCTCACGAAGTTGTACGAAGAATATGAAGGTTGTTCTGGATTGGTGGTGAATAGAAAACCCCAAACCCTGGAGGAAGCCAAGGAATCCAAGGAGAATTACTACTACTGGGTAAGACAGAGATTCAATACAGAAAAGGTGGAGACACCCCAACGTTCAGCGATGTTTATATTCCTCAACAAGATGTGCTTTAGGGGTGTGTACAGGGAGGGACCAAATGGATTCAACGTACCCTACGGTCATTATAAAACCACACCTGCCCAAATTACCCTAGAGGAGCTGACCGAAGTGAGTGAACTCATCAAGGATGTTGAATTTAGACAGTGTGATTTTAGAGAGGCTTTTGAAAATATGGGGCGTGGAGACTTTACCTACCTGGATCCACCTTACGCACCTGAGACGAAAACATCCTTCGTGGGCTACACCAAAGATGGGTTTGGGTTGAAGGATCACGAGGAACTTTTCGAACTCACCAAGAAATCTGGTGTAGACTTTGTGATGAGCAACGCAAAGGTTGATTTAGTTGTGAACACATTTTCAGATTACAAAATTAAGGAACTAGAAGCACGTCGAGCCATCAACAGTAAGAACCCAGAATCTAGGACGACTGAAGTACTTGTCTCGTCATCCATGAATCGATAAGATCGAAATCCGTTTCGTACTCTCGAGGATATATCTTAGTCATTATCGTTCCCGCGCGGACATCATTTTTTGTATTTCCCCAAAAGATTTCAATATCACATTCTTTCAAAATTTCAATATCATCTCTGTAGCATTCCCGATTATACCACCATTCACTCAAGATATATGCAAAATAGAATGTATAACCCGGATATCTCTTTTCATACTTCTTAAGTTTAACTGGACCAGTTTGAATTTTTTCGTCGGTCGAGCCCGGAACAGTCTGATTTTTATATTCAAATATAAAAATTGTTTTTGTTTCTTCATTTATGTATGCGGCATCGGGTTGGAGATTTCTTTCATATTCATGTTCAGGAAGATGCCTTGCAAGTCTACCTTTCTCTAAATACAAAAAAGTTATATCATTAATGATATATGTTCTACCGTTTTGATGGCGTCGAAGACAATTCTCGAATTTAAGACCCGTTCTGTTCGTGTTCGCACCACCTGTACCACCAGTCCTCATTATGGTAAAATGAGGGATATACTTTCTGTTTCAATTGATTCACTTAGGTTCCAATTAAACAAATAGTAGTACACGTGACCCGAACCGGGCATGAATTTGAGGTCCTCTAGGTACTTACTACCTACACCCACATTGAGTGTGTTTAGAACATCGTACCCCAAATTCTTCGCTATGAGGAAGGCGTCATTGAAAACATCACCAACTAGGTAGAACCGGTAGGCCTGGTTCACCGTACCCTCTCCATCATTGCGTTCGTAGGGAATGTCGTATAGAGAGATGAAGGTATCACTTTGATCATTCACGTAGGCGTGGGTTGGTAGGACCCATCGTTTGACATAGTCTTTCGTTATGACTGGGGCAATTTTGAAATTCTTGGTGTACTCTCTGAGAATGTGGGTCACCCTAGGGACATCCCTAGAGGTCATCTTCCTCCATGAATACTTACATGGACCCCGAACTTCGTAATAGTTTTCCCTAGGACGATTTGTTTCATGGAACCCCAACTTTATAAGTTTCTTGACGTCCAAGAATCTATGCCAATAGTTCGCCTTGGCGATGGGTGTGGGTATCCTAGAAACCCCGGTATACATGGCCTGCCAAATTCCTAGAATATTTGCACGTCTCCTAATTTCACCAATCAGGATGGGTGCCAGACGCATAGACCTCAAGGAGGGGTGGATGCATAGAAAGTTTATTTGCACCATCTTCCTGGTCTCCCCCTCAACCCGCACATCCAGGGGGGCACTCGATATGTACCCAACAAGTTCACTGGTGTCCCTTTTACGAATGGCGACATGATCCTGAATAGCCCACTTCAAAGTATCCCTAGTGTAGGTAAGTCTGAAAGTATCATTTGAAACGTAGTAGTTTGATAAAAATAGGTGCGTCTCATCCAATGTACTCTGTGACCACATAAAACCATCCGGGAGGGGGGGTGGTTCAGACTTACATTCCCTACCCCCTTCAATTTCACCAGGTGCCACCCCCTCCCTAGGCACTGGCTGTGTATCCCAAAATTGGTGCATATATACATATAGGTTTCACCCTTTTAAGTAAGCTTAAAGTTTTAGTGCACTTTAAGAATATAATGTCTCTCGAACAGGATTATACAACCGTCCCCGGTCAGGTCTTTGCGTGCATCTCGATCGTTGGTCCAGAGTGTCCCCAAAAGACTGATAAGTTTGGCATCAAGCTTCGAGGTGCCTTTGCAACCCGTGATGAGGCGGCGAACCACGCCAAGCGTCTTCAGAAGGAGGATGCCACCTTTGACATCTACGTTGTGGATATGTACAAGTGGCTCCTCATCCCACCAGATTCCTCCAAGATTGAGGACGTACACTACACGAACGATAAACTCGAAGAGATTATGACTGGCTACAAGGAGAACCAGTCCCAAGCTGCGAGGATGTTCCAAGAGCGTAAACAGGGTATGATGGATACCAAGACTGGTTACACTCCAGGTGATGAGAACTCAAAGTTCTACACCAAACCAGACGAGGCACCAATTAGCCACCCAGCGGAGGTTCTAGAGAAGCTCAAGAAGGAAAAGCCCGATGCCCCGATGGAAGAGCTCGTCAAGGAAGCCGATACGATCGTCGCCACTGAGATTGAGGAACGTCGTAAACAGAGAGAGGCTGAAGAGGCCCTCGACACAGTCGAGGAGGAGGAGGAGCCTGAGGAGTCCTCTGCATAAATATATAAAAAAATAAATGGGTAAATAACCTTATTGCTCAAATCGAAAAGGATTTGAGAAGTAAGATTTAGTTGTATCTGAGGATGACAGGTTGCATGGTCTTACCCATGAAGAAACCAAGTAAAAATACGGCGAACGCTACAATCCAAGTGGACTTGTCTACAGACGAAAAAAAGTCAGTCTTTTCAGGTTGTGGGGAGTAGTTCATTTCGGGTTGCTGGAAGTAGTATGGTTGTTCCTCTTGAGGTGGGGGTTCATCAACCTTTTCCTGCATAAGGGGGTCGACGTTAGGATTGTAATCAATTGGATTTCCTATATCAGTTTCCATTTCTAATACTGTACTCTATTTTTTTAAGCTTATTCTTCCTCACTCTCACTTTCACTATCTACCACAAAATCCTTTAGATTTCCATTTTCGTCCATGTCACTCTCATCATCTTCCGAACTAAAGTCTTCCTCGTCTGATGTATCAATGTCCGAATCAAATTCAGAATCGTGTTCATCGTCACCAAAATCATCTTCAACGTTTTGTTCGGTGGGTACGAAGTTTTCTGGTTTTTTAATCTTTCTTCCTGAGCGTGTCGTAACAGTGGGCATTTAATGTATTTAGGCTATATCTGTTTAAGTACCTTTAGAGAACAGTTTAGATACTATATTAGAATGTAACTCATGTTTTCTAACACGCTTCGTTTCTTTACACTTTGGACAGTACTGGGTGATCACTTTTCTCTTTTTGATTTGGTAAACCATAGTTGTAGAATCATCGTGGACACCCTTGATTGTTTCACAGTATCCCGAGTTGGTGACAACATTGAAACCATATGTACTGGAAGTTATTCTCAAAACTTTTGTATTACTTTGACCCTCCTTATTGAGCTGTATAAATTTCTCTATTGAAGTGTTCAAACCCCCAGATTCAATTTTAGGGGGTTCGACAAACTTCTTGATCTCCTTACACTTTTTAACTTCCGAAATATCTGGGTACAGATGAGAAATTATGTTAGGTGGAAGTTCATGACGACGACCACAAAAGTCTTTACAGAAACCATCCCTCCTCCCCAAAATAGTTTCACACCTACAAAAACATTTTTGGAGAATATATCGTCCACTGATTATAAACCATACATGATTCGACCCATGATCTCTTTTGAGATTCTCACAGTATTTTGAATTTGTTGAAACTAAATATAAAAGATTGTATTTGAATATTTTTGTAATCGTGGCACCCCCCTGTCCCTCCAAATTCTTATTTACAAATTTTTCAATCAGGTATTTCAATTTTTCGTTGTGGACCTCATCCTTCGTTTGCTCACGGGTAAATTTCCCCTCCCCAATGGTAGTAGAGGGTGGTTCAATCACATGTGTCTGGGGAGCGTCCGTTCGAACCACCGACATCTTTAGGATTTCTAGGTCGGGTTTCTGATCAATCTTTAGGATGGTACTGAGTGGTCCGTGGGTGTATACAAATACTGGGAGATATGCGAGTTGTTCCACCCCCTTGGCCATCTTGTGGGACCAAATCATACGAAAACCACTCCCCTTTGTCCCCCTCTGGACATTACCATAGACAGCTGCATCTATGATTTCATTCCAATCTAGGGAACCCTTAGCTATAGAGAGTGCAACCAAAATATGATCTCTGAGAGCTATCGCGGACGCCTGGTCTACCACGAAACCTGGCCAGTTTAGGTGAACCCCAGTCTTCACGAGGGAACCACATTGTTTGGGAGGTGAAACCGATATGAGACAGTTCTCACCACCATGTCTCTTGACCTTGTCACAAATGACCTTGCAGATGTCCTTGATTTCTTCCATCGTCAAGGATTCGACATCCTTGTAGTCTATGTCGACGAAGAAGTTATAGGTTGGACTCTTTTGCTCAACGATAAACAACTTCTCACCCGAACTCACTGCCTCCACATACTTTTCATGAAACTCATTCAATCTATCAAATGGTACTGAGAGGACACCACCGTCCATGTGTACATGTGATATATTGGATGCGTTAGTAAACCCTTGTGAAATGCACCACTTTTTAAACATACCTTTGTAGAGACCCTATTCTCTAAACCACCTCATACAGGATACATCCTGATATTCCTGGGTTTCGGAAAGTTCCTTCTTTATAGTGAGGAGTTCATAGACCGTCCTATCTCTATTCTCCTCCAACCATTCCTTAATCTCCTGTTCACATAGACCTCTATTACTTTTCAGTAATTCTTCAATCTGCATCAAAATGAAAGCCTTTGACTTCATTATTTTATAGAAAATGTTTTTCTATTCAAAGAAGTTATACAGGCGTAAAACTGTGGATTCTTCAAAACGTTATCCACTATGAGCTTCCAACGCTTACGTGTGTTAAATTCCTCTAGTGTGTCATAACTCATGTAATCGTTTTCATCGTGGGTCTTCTTGATGGGCTGGTTCATCAACTTCTTGAGGCTTGTCTTCTGCTTCTCTTCGTAAAACTTCTTGACCTGCGAGTGTTGTTCGGCTCTGTTATAATCTACAAAAAATATGTAAACGTTGTATTCTAGATCTACCGTGGGACTCTCCTTGACTGTAAATTTAAACTCCGTGTACTCTCCATTCTTTAGGGACACGACCCCCCTCGTTTCCTCCTCCAACTCCCTAAGTGCACACCTGAGAGGATTTAGAATCTCCCTCCGTCTGCATCCACCCGTGACGAAAATCCAATCCTTGAATCGCCAATCCCTCACCGTGAGGAACCTTGGCTTATCGTCCACGAAGCTAACCGGTATTGCAATAGCTTTGTACTTTTTCATTGCGCATTCGCAAGTTATAATAGGGGCACAAGT